CGATGACGGCGCTGGCAACATCGAAGCGCCCGAACACATCGAGCTGCAAATCCAACACCAGATGGAGCTGACAGGCTATGAGTGGACGGCTCTGTGTCTGCTGGTTGGCGGCAACACTTTGAAGATTGTGCTGCGTAGCCGTGACCACAAAATTGGCGCAGACATTCGCGCCAAGATCAAGGCGTTCTGGGCAATGGTTGAGGCCAACGCCGCACCCAATCCAGACTATTCGGCTGACGCTGAGTTCATCATCAAGCAGTTGCGCGGCGACTCCATCGATGGCTTGGTGGCCGAGTCAACGCCAGAGCTGGACATGCTCATCGAGCGATACCACTACCTTGGCCAATCCATCAAAGAGCAGACCGAGATTCGCGAAGCCACCAAGGCCGAGATTCTCATGGCCATCGGCAGCGCCAGCAAAGTGGTCAGCCAGCTTGGCACGATTTCCTGCGGTACAACAAAAGACAGTTTGGGTACGCAGATCACCGCCGACATGGTCGGTACTTACTACGGCGCTCGCAAGGGTTTCCGCAACTTCCGCTTCACAGCAAAAAAGGAGAAATGAAAATGGCAGCAGATCAACGCATCTACAAAGTGACAGGCAACAACAACGTGTACCTCGTCCAAGCATCCAGCCAAGCGCAAGCCCTGCGTCACATCGCTGGCAAGCAGTACACCATCGAGGTCGCAAAGGCTGTCGATGTGGCCATGCTCATGAGCAAACACGGAGCTGTTGTTGAGGTATCATCAACAATCGCAGAACAAACTGATTTGATTGAAGGTGCGGCGGCATGAGTTACTTCAAAGAGTTCAAATGCCAAAGCACGGTCATTCTTGCGTTGCCCACCAGCGCATCAGACAAAGACCGCATGGAGCTGCTGAGTCGAATCAACAGCGCGGTGCGTGAAGCCTTTGTTGACCTGCGAAAAGAAGACGTGAATTTTTTACCACTTGAAGTCACAACCACATTGGAGAGCATGGAATGAGTACAGAACTGACCCCTATGGAAGCGATGCGCGGCACGCTTGTGAAGATGCAACCAGAGTTCGCATCTGCATTACCACCACAAATCCCAGTCGAGAAGTTCATTCGCACCACACTGACAGCGGTGCAGATGAACCCAGAGCTTTTGAGCGCTGACCGCCGCAGCCTGTTGGGCGCGTGCATGAAGGCCGCACAAGACGGCTTGCTGCTTGATGGCCGCGAAGCTGCGCCTGTCATCTTCAACACCAAGGACGGCAAGAAGGTGCAGTACATGCCAATGGTTGGCGGCATCTTGAAAAAGATTCGCAACTCAGGCGAGCTGGCCAGCATCAGCGCCAACGTGGTGTACGACAAAGACTTCTTCGAGTATGAGCTGGGCGATGATGAGCGCATCGTTCACAAGCCATTCTTGGGCGCAGACCGTGGCCAGCAGCTCGCCGTGTACGCCGTGGCAAAGACCAAGGACGGCGCGATCTACCGCGAGGTCATGAGCGTGGCCGATGTCGAGAAGGTGCGTGCAGCCAGCCGCGCTGGCAAGTTTGGCCCTTGGGCTGACTGGTGGGATGAGATGGCCAAGAAGACGGTCATTCGCCGCATGGCCAAGCGTCTGCCATCCAGCGCCGATGTCGACCAAGTGTTCGAGTCGGACAACGAGGCATCAGGATTCGATCAGATCGAGCGCAGAGCGCCTGTAAACATCACGCCTGAACCAGAGGCCCAAGCTGCGCCTTTGAGCCGCCTGAAGCGTTCTATGGGAACCGTGGACGCAGACACTGGCGAAGTGCTGCAACCAGAGGAGGCACAAGATGCCCAAGCTGCTCAAGCCTAAAGACCTGTGCGAGCGTTGGGGGGTGTCCGACAGCACCATACGCAAGTGGCGTGTGGCCAATGTCGGCCCCGACTACATCAAGCTGGGTGAGAACCGCAACTCCGAGGTGCGCTACCGCATCGAGGACGTTGAGGCTTTTGAAAAATCAAATCGATTTGTGACTGACAAGGGGTAATCATGCGAATCACAAAATGGGACAAGCAATCAATCGTCACGGCAATCATGTCAGATGTGCCAAAGCCAGACAAAGCAAAGCGCAGGACTGAGCTGCAAGAAGCTGTAGTGAAACTCATGTCGCCAGCACTTCGCAAAATCTACAAAGCCACTCCAAAGGCATTGGCCGAATATCATGTTGGCGACTTGATTAGCGATAACGGTTATTACCACGACAACCGCAGAATCATTTGCGCCGATGTGACAGAGAAGCAAATCAAAGAACTTGTCAAAAAGTACGAGCAAGAAGATCAAGCGATCAGCGATGCAAAGCGAAAGCTCAAAGGCGTGATCGATGCTTGCACATCTTTGAAACAGCTCAACGATAGACTGCCAGAGTTCAAAAAGTATTTCCCGACAGAAGACAAACCATCTGCAAACCTGCCAGCAATCGCAAACATGTCGGCAGAACTTAGCAAGCTCGGTTGGCCAAAAGGGGCTGCAAAATGAAAAAACTATTCTTCATCATGGCCGCTCTGGTGCTGGCTGGCTGCTCAAGCCAACCAAAACTGACTGAGCAGGAGCTGGTGCTGGACAACAAGGTGCAGCCTATGTCACGCAACGAGATCATTGTTGCCGTGCGCGAGTGTGAAACAAACGGCCTGAGAGCCGTCATGCTCTACGCAAAGCGCAAGATCAATGGGTACACCACAGAGATCGTGGCCGAGGTCACCTGCGCCCCTAAGTGGTAAAAGAAAAGCCCCAGCTTTTTACGGCTGGGGCTTTCACAACCTACATGGAGAGAGCAACTGCATGTAAGAACCGATGCCAGTATATCAGGCAAATGGGCGAGTGCCTTGCTTGTCGATGATGAGCTTCGACTTGTTGGGTTTGTCGCCCTCGTTTGTCACAATAGCCACATGCGTCCAGCCGCCGCCATTTACTGGGTCTGAGAACTCGCGAATGACTTGCTGATATGGCAGGTCGCTGGCAATGATTGCTCGCACCACTTGGTCTGGTGTCATGCTTGGCACACGGATGTCAGCGGCACAACCACGGCGATGGTCGCTTTTATTGCTTGAGCCAACGGCATTGTTTACAGCTTCAGAGCGGAATGCGCTGTTGACAATAATCGGCTTTCCACCAAGCAATGTTTTCACATCTTCCAAAAACTTTGCCAAGCGTGGCAGGTTTTCGTAAGCATTGACCAATACCTCTTTGCCATCAATGATGCACTTTTCATGAGTGGTTGGCGTGTTGTCCAACGTGCGGTGGTCGGTGTGTGTCAGCTCTTCAAGGCTGAAGTGTTCGGTGAGTTGAGTCATTTAATTTCCCTCAGTTTGTTGTAAAAATCGATGCAGGTGTTTAGTTCGATGATGGCTTGGTCGCCTTCTGCGGTGATGGCGATAAGGTCGTCAGCAACCTTTGGGTCAAGTTCGGCTCGCGCTTCTGAATCCCCTGCGGCAGTGGAGGCAGAGCAACTGGCACGGACTGACAGCCTGACAGCGCCAGCAGCGACATCAGCGCGAAGCTGGTCAACTTTGATTTGAGCATCTCGTTTTTCCTTTTCAAGTTTTGCAGTGGTGGCAGCAGCCTCGTCACGCATCGATGACTCAATGCGCTCGACCTCTGCCTTGATTGCCTTACGCTCATCGTACTTGCCAGCAAAGAATGCAATCAGCAAGCAGCCAATGAAGATGCCTAGATTACGCAGCATCGTCTTCAGCCTTTGGAGCTTCTTGCTCGTCAGTCAATTTCTTGTAGACGTAGTTCACGCCAGCGTTCACAAACGTCATACCAGCCACACCACCAAGCACACCACCAGACAGCAGCATGGCATCGTTCACCTGCTTGGCAAAGATGGCATCGATTGGGGCCATACGCAGCATTGGCTGAATTGTGAAGATCAACGATGTGATGGCGATCAACACAGTGGACGCGAACACAAACGCAATGGTCAAAATCACAACAGCCCACACGCGCACTTGGATTTGTTCAACGGTCATACGCTCTTCAGGAATGAAAGGCTGGCCATCAATGCCAAGCATGATGCACATGATCTTTTTGAATTTTTCAGCGAATGTCATTTGTCGTCCTTTAAGAGCATTTCAGGTGGAAGTAGTTTGTCTGGGCATGTGCCTTCGACTGTGCAAATTGGTGGCTTGCATTCTGTGTTTTCCCAGTTGCGTGGGTTCTGGCATGGGTAGCGATAACGGTCTTCACCAAAGATGAAAATCGATGCGACCAGCGCGATCATCAAAAGTACATATCTCACTCTTCGCCTTTCTCGGTGGCCTTCACCGTCTTCAATAATTTTTCCAACTGTTCACGACTTTCGCGCAATGCAAGTGCAGCCTTTTGGTTTTCGCGCCTGTCTCTTGTTCGCTCACCATCTTGCACTGCAAACTTCAGCAGCCCCCAAAAGATGACCGTGCAAAGGCACATGACCAAGAAGCCCAAGAACACAATCACGCCGAAGTTTTCTGGTTTAGACATTGGCAACAATCGCCATCAACATCCAGAAGTACCAAATGCCGAGCAGCATAAAAAACACAGTGACGTTGCGATCAATGCGGTAGTGCCGCTCACGGAACTCACGCGCCTCACGCGCAGCCTTCTCGCGCTTTTGCTTCATCTGCCGAGCTGCTTGGCCAACCTTGACCTTGTCTTGCATCTCTTTGAACTGCGACCAGATCGGGCCAAGTTGCCAAGGCGCGTTGGTGGTCATCAGGCTCATGAGTGCTGGATAGGCCGAGTCAATCTCAACCTGCAACTGCGTCAGCTCTAGCACTTCTTTTTGGTCAATGTCGTCCTTTCCAAAAACTTCTGCGTATCGTTTCTCTGTGTACGTTTTCAGCGTGTGGTAGTTGTCAAACCAGTCACCGACATGGCCAATGAACTGTTGAACAATTTCATCTTGGCTTGGGATGTGGTCGACATACTCGTCATTTTTCTTAGACTTCTTTCCAGCTTGTTTAGCTGCCGCTGTAGGCGCTTGATTTCCTGCTGGCTGTGTTGCTGCGGCTTGTGCTTGCGGAGTTGGCTTTGCGCCTCCGAAAAGGCTCTTAAACCATCCCCAAAGCCCAGTGACTTCGGCGTAGATTTTCTTTGCGTCAGTGACTCCACCTTCGACTGTCTTTTTGACGCGCTGGATTTCAACAGACCCTTCGCGAAGGCAATCACAACAGAACTGAATGCCAGCCCACGCGCCACGCATGGCTTGAAGGGCGAGCATAATTTCTGGCCCCACATCACGCAGCCTTGTCTTGCTTGTTGTCGAGCTTGTCAAAAATCTGGCGAAGGATTTCCTTCACCTCTTTGATGTCTTCGCGGTAGTCCTGCTTTTGCACATAGTCGTGCGGCAGTGTGTCTTTGAGGTTTGACAGTCGCTCTTCAAGCAGAGTGATCTTGTCATCCTGCTTTTGGATTTGGCGCGTCATCGAGTTCAAGACCCACAGCGCAAGGCCACCAGCGCATGCGACTGCAATGTTGAATAGAGCTTGGTTGTCCATCATGCGCCCTTGGGGTACTTAGCCTTGACCGCTTGGCAGTCAGCGATGTACTTGTCGATCTGTGCTTGATCGCCCTTCACCACGCCATCGAGGTAGTCGGTGATTGGTGGGTATTCGCGCTCACGAAGCACCTTGTGTGATTCAGGGTTGACCCACGCATTGACAGCAGCCATGTCGATCTCAACTTGGTTGCCTTGTGCATCGAAAGCACCAGTCCCATCGTCCACTGTGACGACCTGCGGATAGAGCGCGTAAATTGCTAAGTGGTTCATCCTGCGATCTCCATGAGAGTAATTGACGACACACCGCGAGCATCATAGTCAGCGCTGTTCGTATCCCTGTTGGTTCGGTTGACGTACTGAATTACCAACCCAGTCGAACGCAACTGCGCTTTGTATGTGATTGACGATGCAGACGCTGGACTGTCAACAAAAACTCCTCCATGACGCACTGTGCCAGCAGCGTTACCGCTGTACGCCTGACCCAAGCCTTGAGGTCTAACACCAGCAGCATCACCGACATAGACAGGCGTGGAGTCGCGCAGGATTCGAGGAATAGATGCGTTCGACGCCTCTGGGCCAAGGGCTAAATCAACAATAACAAGTATCTTGCTGTTGGCATCTCTTGGTGTAATAGTCGCAGCAAGTCCAGTAATGTCAACAAATGTCTGCGTAGTTGCAGACCATGTATCAGTCTTTGTGACGCTAACGATCTGCAACACAGCGCCAGCGCCAAGTGCGCTTGTTGGCACCTTGCCGTCGCTAGACAGCCTTGCAGCTAGTTTTGAGAGATAACGTGCGAGGCTCATGGCATCACTCCTTTGATTTGCTCAACAGTTGATGCGGCATCAATCGCTGCTTGCATCTCTGCGTACTTAGTGCGAATGGCTTGGCGCTCTTCTTCAACAGCTTGCACATCAGTGTTTGGGATTTGCTTCATGATGACTTCATCAAGCGGTTTAAATTCTTCGGCTCTTGCAGCACGGCGCACATCATGCGCGATGGCTTTTGCCTTGTCGATGTTTACGGTAATCATTCAGTCACCTCTGGAAATTCATTTGACTCTGCACCCACGCCATCAGTCAGTGTGGCTTCGTCAACTTCCCACGCTGCGCGAAATGTGCGGTCACTTGGGATGTCTGCTGTATCTACGATCTTGAACGGCCTGCCAGCGGGTACGTCTTTGAGTGCAATAGCTTCAATGCCGTATTGCTCAAGAGCTTCTGGTGCTGGAATGATGACTGCGACGCCGCCGTCGTCCGTTTGATAGATGATTCGTTGTGTCATGTTGGTTGCTCCTGATTAGCGGAAAACAGCTACTGAAACCAAATCTGGGTCTTCGACTCCTAGGGCAGAGTTCCAAACACGGATGGAAAAAGAACTTGTTGAAAAGCCGATTCCTGTATACGCGCCGTATGGCGCGGCATAGATAACATCGTTTGTTGTAGCACGCCGTGCGGAAATCAATGCTGAATAAGCACCATCAGGCATTGCAGTCGTGAAGTTAACTGTGTATGAGCCAGAGCTGTTGTCAGTAATACTCGACACGTTGCCACTCGCACGAATCGCCACAGTGCCAGTGCCGTTGAAGTTCACCCAAGCGCGGCAACCGTAGGCAGTGGCAACAGAGCCGTAGCCTGAGTTGAATTTTGTGTTTCCACTCGCATCGACAATTAGATTGTCACTCCCATTTGTGCGAATGGCGCACTCATGAGCGGATTGAGAGCCAACATACGCCCTCACACCTGAATCAACACCAAGCCGAGCGGTAATAGTTCCATCTGTTACGGTGTATCGAATGTTGCCGCCAGCGCTTGTGATTGTCACAAGACCAGTCGAACTCACTTCGATTGGCAATTCCTGCACCGCACCAGAGCCAGATGTGTCACGACCGAGAACCTTACCAGCGGTGATGTTCGTTTTATTCAAGAAGCGAGCATCAGCAGCAGTCTGCGAGTATGTGTCAGCCACGGTGAATGACTTGAATGCCACAATCACGATCTCATCGTTGGCAGCAGCCGCTGCGCCAAGCACGACACTTGTACCATTGCTCGCGGTGTAGTCGGCAGCATCAAGTGCAACGCCGTTCAAAAACACAATGATGTTGCCGCTTGTGTAGCTCAATGTGCCGCCGACAGTAGCAGCGCCGCTGAATGTCGTTTGACCTGCGGTTGCCACGAACTTGAACACGTTCATGGATGCAGCGCCAGCAGAGCTTGCAAGAATCCATGTCGCGCCGTCATAGACCTTCATAGCCTGTTCTGTCGAGCTGTAGTACAGCGCACCAGTCACAAGCGGGTTGCCGTCATTGTCAACAGTTGGGTCGCTTGTCTTGCTGCCAAGGTAGCGATCATCAAATGAGTCATACGATGCGGCAGCGGCGGCAGCGCTTGCAGCGGCGGCAATCGCGCTGTTAGATGCGGCTGTTGCTTGATTTGGCGCGTCAATGATTGCGGCGATGTTGTCTGCCGCAGTGTTCACATCGGCAATGTTGTCAGCCACTGTGTTCACGTCAGCAATGTTTGTGGCCACAGTGCCGATGTCAGTTGCGTCAGCGGCAACAGCACTCACATCAGAGCTGATGCCAGCAACTGTGGTGACGTTGGCATTGATGCCAGCAACCGTGTCGATGTTTGTCTCATTCGCAGCAACTGCATCAATGTTTGTTTCGTTTGCAGCAACGGCATCAATGTTTGTCTTGTTGGCATTCACCGCATTGATGTTTGTTGCATTACCTGCAACAGCATCGATGTTGGTTTTGTTTGCGTTGACTGCATTGATGTTTGTGGCGTTGCCAGCCACGGCGTTGATGTTGGTCGCGTTGCCAGCCACGCTTGTGACGTTTGCAGCGATGCCAGCCACAGTCGTGACGTTGGATGCAATACCTGCAACAGTCGTCACGTTGGCTGCAATGCCAGACACGGTGGTCACGTCTGCAATGTCATCTGCAACCGTGTTCACGTCATCGATGTTTGTTGCAACGGTGTCGAGGTTGTCGGCGCTGTCTGCAATTCGCACAATGTCTGCAACCAGTGCGGCAGCATCGGCAGAGCTTGTGATTGGCAACTGAGCTGCGCGGTCAAGACCTTCTTTGAGCTGTTGAGCTTCAATGGTCAAGCGATCAAGCGCGTCAGTGATGACCTCTGGATAGAAGCCGCCTTGGTTGGTCAGGTCAGTCTCTTGCAGGTACGCGACCTTCGAGCTGATGACCATCTTGTAGCCGCTTGGCAGAGCGGTCAACAAATTAACTGTGCCGCCAGCGTTTGAGTTCTGGTCGGCATTCAGTGCGACTGTGTAGTCGGTGGTCAACGCCAGAGTCGTTTCGATGTTGGTCGCGACCTCCACCTTGACGACAAGCATGTCGGCTGCTTCAAAGACTTTGAACGAAAACGGAAAGGCCGTTTGAGAGCCGTTGCCCGAATATGGGCCAGCCCTGCGGTTTGTTGAACTGATCGTCATGGACGTGGCTCCTGCTGGATTTTGAATAGGCTAAACATTGGCTGCATAGTTACGGTCACCTTACTTCTTGACAGACTCTTCGCTCGCCTTGCCTGTGATGAGGCCGCGAGCATAGTCTGCGCTGCTGGTTGGATTGACTTTGCCACGGTTCACGTCAACAGCGTAGCCGAGTGGTCGACCAAGCACTGCGACTGGCACACCAGTGGCCAAGCTGATTGCAGTAAGAACGTCCCTTACGTTCTTTCCTGTGACTTCTTTGTCATCGCTGACAAGGTTGATTGCCGCCTTGGCCACGCCAAAGGTAGAGCCTTCGAGCGTAGACACGGCTGGGCTTGATGACATTTTGTCATCGTAGGGTTTGTCGTTGGCCACGTTGGTGAGTGACCACACTGCTGGGCCAGCGACTGGGACAACAGCGACAGCGCCCTTAATCTGAGAGCCAAAGAACCACTCCATGAACTCGTCAAGGTAGCCGTCATCGTCTTCGTCATCCCAGCCGCCGCCAAGCGTGCGAACGATGGCATCGGCCACCAGCATTGGCAAGGCAAAGCCCAGCAGGTACTTCTGGAACAGCATACCCTTGTGGCCGCGCCAGCCGAGGTCACGGAAAATCTTTGTGAACTCCGTGGCGTTCAAGTTGGCGATCATGTTGAAGTAGCCAGAGAACTGAAGCAACGTGGCCATGAACGGTGTGCCAACCTCAAAGGCTGCTTTGTCTTCTGCGGTCAAGCTCGACTGAGTCATACGCACAACAGCGTCAGCGCGGTGGACGGCTTCGGCGTGAGCCTCGGCATCGTCATACCCAGAGCCAAGCTGCTCGATGGCTTGGTTATACGCGCCAACCCATGCAACGATGTCCACTTGGTTTTGGAATGCGGTCTGCAAGAAGTAGCCGTGTTGGCTTGTCCATGCTTGCACCTTCTCAAACTTTGTGGGGTTGAGCAGTAACTGGTTGAGGTTGTCTTGAATGTCAAAGATTTGATTCTTCAGACGGTCTTCCATGAACTTGGAAGCCTCAACAACACCCTGAGTCACAGAGTTTGGACTCTTCATGTACATGGCCAAAGCAGCCTTCATGTTGCTCTTGTCAACTTTCACGCCAGTCAAGAAGTGACCAGTGAACTGTTGCAGCGCGTTGGTCAAGTTGCCGAACATGATGGCCACGCCAGTGCGCTGACGCACGGTGCGCCAGAAGCTGTCGATGGATGAGTTCATGCCAGCTTCGCTTGTGATCTGGCGAGCTGCGCGGTTGAGCCACGGCAACAACATACCCTCCACAACCTCTGAGTCGATGCGAGACAGGTTGTCTGCAAAGTCGCGGCTGCGGATGATCTTCAGCACGTCCTTGATGGCTGGCTGCACATGAGCAAAACGAATCACGTCATCGATGTGCTTGGTCATCACGCGCAGGTCGAGCGACAGTGGCTTGTTGTACTCAACACGACCCTTGGTGAAGCCGAGGCCAGTGCTTGGCATGGCCTGACGGAAGTCGCTTTCCAGCGCCTCCATCTTGGCGTTCTTTTGCGCGTCACGCACCATGTCTGGGTCGGTCTTTGCTGGGACATAGCCGCCGCGATAAGTGCCAAACGGTGTCACCAATGGCGTGGCCTCGACTTCTTTGAAGTAGTAGCCAAACATGTCGTGGTGAGCCTTCTGGGCCAGCGGTTTGATTTCCTCGTTCAAGTCCCACACCGACTGCAAGAAGTCGAAGTCGGCTTTGGTGAGGTGACCTTCAGCGATCATGCGGTTGATGAGCGCATTCCAGCGCGATGCATCCAGCACGCCGTTCTGGTTGATTGAACCCCAGCCACGGCCGACCAACAGCTTCTTGAAGTTGGACTCGTTGCCCATGTGCAGCATTGCACCCAGCAACTCAGCCTTGCCGCTGCCGCCGTTCTCATCGCCAAACGTGTAGCCAATCTCTTCGGTTGCATCGATCTTGCCTTTGCCAAGCGTGAGCTTTGCGACCATGTCAACGTATTGGCTGACGTACTTGTTGCGGTCAATGCGGTAGTTGTCTAGCGCGTGGCGCACTGGTCGCCAGATGTACTGCGTGAAAGCGTTGCCACCTGCGGAGCCGTCCATCGAGTCTGCCCAGTATTCAACACGGCGACCAATCGCCTTGATGTTCAACAGGCGCTTCATGAACTTTTCTTTTTTGGTGAACGGCTTTTGTTCGCCAGCCACCACCACTGGGATGCCTATCTCTTCAAGACGGCCAACCAGCTCGCCGCGAATTTGCTCGATGGAAACCATGCGGCCCTCGATCATCGCTTCGTTTTCGCGCTTCGACTGGAACCACAGCGAGCTGATGGCATCGTTCAAGCTGCGGAACTCATCGAGCGTCATCTCGGTGTATGGCTTGGAGCCGCTTGCAGCCTCAAGAATCAAAGGCTCGATGTCGGCGTAGAAGTCTGGGTTGTAAGAGCGCAGCGTGTCGATGAAGTCGAGCGGCGACTTGCCCTTGGGGCCAATGCCGTAGTAGCCAAGGATGGCGCGAGCGGCGTTGACCAAGTCCATGTTGCGGCCCTTGGCGATCTTCTCGTCAGAGCGGAACAGCTTGCGGAACCCATCGATGGCTTTTTCAATTTCAGCCTTGGCCTCCATCGCTTGCGATGTCAACTGGTTGTTGAGCAGTTGCTGTTGCTTTGCCTTTTGCGCGGCCAAGCTGTCGCCCTTTTTCATGGCGGCAGTGGCTTGCTTTGATG